TGCAGGTTGTGCGAAAAGCTATATTTCCGGTAGGATTAGCGTGTTGAAAGCCTTCTTAGACTTTGCGAGAATCGAAAACTCCGCTGTTGAAAGATTTACATTCCCAGACGTGTCGGTATTCAAAGACCGAAAAGTCCCGGAGTACTACGAATCAAAAGAAATCGGGCTAATGCTGGCTCAAATCGACCGAGCCAACCCGCGCGGTAAGCGAGATTACGCAATGATTTTAATTGGCGCACGTTATGGTTTGAGAATCAGCGACATCAAGAACCTCAAGCTTTCCGATATTGATTTTGTTTCAAATAAAATCAGTATTGTCCAAGTTAAGACAGGCAGGTCCCTTATGTTGGATTTGCTGCCGGACGTCGGTTGGGCAATCATTGACTACTTAAAGAATGGTCGGCCGCAAACCGAAACGAGCACCGTATTTGTACGCCATGTGGCTCCGTATGATTCATTTGGAACGCATGACAACTTGGCACACATAATAGGGAAATACGCAACAGCGGCAGGTGTTAAGGGCGGAGCGAAAAGCAAGAGCAGTTTCCACATGCTCCGCTATGGCCTTGCCAGTGAGTTGCTGAAACAGGACGTTTCGCTTACTACGATTTCAGGAATACTCGGCCACTCTGAACTGAACGTGACAACGCTCTATACCAAGATAGACGTTCCGCAACTCATCGTTTGCGCTTTGGAGGTGCCGGTATGATTTACAAGAAGCCAACCTTCGAATTCAACAGTGTGTTTGCGCCGTATATCCGCGACTACATAGAACTGCGTGAGTCTCTCGGCGCAAAGTTCTGTGTCCAATCAGGGGTGCTTAGGCAGTTCGACCGGTATTGTGTAAGACAAGGCTGTGCGGAACCGTTAGTGGAAGCGGATCTTGTTTCTGACTGGATTTCTGAAAGCCAAAGTCAATCTTCAAGCACATTGGCACACCGCACATCAATCTTGAAATGCTTTTCGGACTATATGCGTTCCGTCGGTTGTCTTGTTACGTGGAATCCTTACCCTGGATACTGCGCACAAAAGGAACGGTACATTCCATATATCTTTACCGAAGATGAGATGGTGCGGATTTTTCGAGTCGCCAACAATCTCGGCAAACCCAAAGGACGGTCGATGTTTCATCTGGTGTTTCCCGCGATACTGAAAGTCCTGTATTGCTGCGGATTGCGGGTTTCAGAGGCTCTCGAACTCCGCGTTAGGGACGTTGACCTCGATAAGGGTCTTTTGTTCATTGAAAACTCGAAATTCGACAACTGCAGACGTTTGCCTATTTCGGCTTCGTTGTTGGAAACATTGAGGGTTTACGCCGAAGCCAATAAAAATTCTATTGGGATAGCTGCCGAGGGTTTCTTCTTTCCAAACTCGCTTGGCGAGAAATATAGCCAGCGTACTGTGTATGATAAGTTCCGTACAGTGCTATGGCAGAGCGATATCCCTCATCAGGGGCAAGGCAAGGGTCCTCGGGTTCATGATCTGCGACACACTTTTGCCGTCCGCTCGTTGCAAAAGAACGTCGCCGAGGGCAAAGATATATATGTTTCTTTGCCGATTTTGATGTCATATCTAGGACACAGTAAAATTACTTCGACTGAAAAGTATCTGCGCCTCACCGCTGAGGTTTACCCAGAATTCCTGGAAACTGCCGCCTCGGTCTGTGCGGCGATTCTGCCGGAGGTAACCGGATATGAAGAATGAAAAGCAAAACTTCGGGTATGCCGTATCGCGTTTCTTTAAAGTATACTTGCCAGGGGAACGCGGGTTTTCCGAAAACACAATAAGCTCATACCGCGACACCTTCAAGCAATTCATCCTCTATTGCATGGAAACAGCGAGAATCCCGCCGGAAAAACTGGTTATTTCTGATTTTTCCCGTGAACTGATTACCGGATTTCTCTCCAAGCTTGAGGCGGATGGAAAATCAGTTTCAACCCGTAACCAGCGGTTGGCGGCATTAAAATCATTTTTCGGCTATATTAAATTCGCGTTCCCAGAATATTTGAGTACGGCAAGCGAAATCCTATCGATTCGAATTAAAAAACAGCCCGAACCGACGGTTAGTTACATGACAGACGCTGCGGTAGCCTGCTTGCTCAGGCAGCCTGATAGCACAAGGAGGTCTGGATACCGTGATATGCTTATTCTTACTATGCTTTATGACAGCGGCGCAAGGGTTAGTGAAATCACGCAAATACGCATAGGCGATATCCGTACCCAGATGCCGGCAACGCTTACCCTGCACGGTAAGGGTAATAAGGACAGAGTTGTTCCATTGTCCGATAAAACAAACGCTCTTATTAAAAATTACCTTTTACGCGAACGATTGGGACAGCCTGAAACAAAGGATAAGTTGCTGTTTGTTAACCATAGTGGAGGACAACTGACGCGGGCAGGCGTCACATATATCTTAAAAAGGTACACAGACAAGGTAAGGCTGGAACTGCCTGGGCAGATTCCCGAAAAGTTCTCCCCGCATTGCATGAGACATTCAAAAGCCATGCATTTGCTGCAGGCAGGCGTTCCTCTGATATACATACGCGATTTTCTTGGGCATGAAAGCGTTAAAACGACCGAGGTTTACGCCAAAGCGGACAGCAAAAGTATACGCGAAGCTTTAAACAAGGCTCATTCGGCAACGCTTACGACAAATAATGAACCATTATGGAACGAAGATGCCTCCCTGATGGAGTTTTTAGCTGGATTGTGTGGAAATTAGGTACTCAAACGTTATGGAAAGTATTCGTGATACACTTTCAAGAATTAATAAAGTATTTGCATTTACTTTCCATAACGTACAGCTTTTCATAAGTGCCTTTATGTGAAGCTTCACATAACGGCACCCTGTTTTGCATCTGGGACAGCGGCTCTCGCCTTGGCGTGGTCTACGGCGAGGACGCGGTGAAAAAGCTGTAAAATCCCCGATATTTCTGTGCTTTTTCCGCAGAAATAGCTTGCTATTATCCCCTTTCAGAGTGATATATGTGTATGCCGGAAGGCACACAACAAGCGCCCTTAAAGGAGGATAAACAGCATGCTAACGGGAAGATTCGGGATCGAGATCGAGTTCACGGGCATCACCAGAAGCGAGGCGGCGCGTATCGCGGCGGACCACCTCGGCGGAACGGTGACAAGCGCAGGCGACTACTACGACACCAAGAAGGTCACCGCGCCGGACGGCAGGGTCTGGAAGTTTATGAGCGACGGCAGCATCACCTGCCAAATGAGGCAAGGGCGGCAGCGGGTTCCCGCCAGCCGCGAATACAGCGTGGAGCTGGTCAGCCCCATCCTCACCTACCGCGAGGATATCGCCACCCTGCAGGAGCTGGTGCGCAAACTGCGCAAGGCCGGAACCTTCGCCAGCGCCACCTGCGGCATCCACATCCACCTTGACGGGGGAAGCCACACGCCGCGCAGCCTCCGCAACTTTGTGAACATCATCGCCAGCAAGAACGACCTTTTCTACAAAGCGCTGCAGATTGCGCCGGAGCGGATGAGCTACTGCAAGAAGATGGACAGCCTGCTGGTGGAGAAGATGAACCGCAGAAAGCCCAAAACCCTGCGGGCGATTGAGGAAATCTGGTACGAGGGCTACAGCGAAAGCCGCGACCGGCATTACCACCACAGCCGCTACCACTTCCTCAACCTGCACAGCTTTTTCACCGGCAACCGCACGGTGGAGCTAAGAGGCTTCAACAGCGAGCTTCACGCGGGCAAGATACGCAGCTACATAGTTCTCGCCCTCGCCTTGAACCACCAGGCGCTGACGCAAAAATGCGCCTCGGCGAAAAAGCCCCAGGCCGAGAACGAGAAGTTCGCCATGCGGACCTACCTAAACCGCATCGGCTTCATCGGCGAGGAGTTCGCCAACTGCAGGGAGCACTTGACCGCACACTTAAACGGCTCGGCGGCCTGGCGGTTTCGGGCGGCTTAAGCCGCCCCCGCAGCCTAAGAGCAAGGAGGGCATAGACTATGGATAAGCGCAACAAGCTATATATCGCCTACGGTTCCAACTTAAACCGGGAGCAGATGGCGGACAGATGCCCCACGGCGAGGGTGCTGGGGGCGAGCGTTCTGAAAGACTGGCAACTCCTGTTTCGGGGAGCGCGCGAGAACGCGGTGGCGACGGTGGAGCCTTGTCAGGGCGGCAGCGTCCCCGTGCTGGTTTGGGAGATCACCCCGGCTGACGAGGCGGCGCTCGACCGCTATGAGGGCTGGCCGTTCTTCTACCGCAAGGAGCTGGTCGAGGTGGCGCTGGACGGCAAGACCGTCAGCGCGATGGTGTATATCATGAACGAGGGCAGGCCGCTGGGGCAACCAAGCTGCTATTACTACTCGGTTATCCTTGAAGGCTACAGGGACGCTGGCTTCGATGTGGAGATCCTGCGCCAAGCGACCATCGATTCTGCGGAAACGGAGGAAACCGTCTATGAATGAAAAGATAAAGGAGCAAATCCTCTCCATCCGGGCAAGCGGCGCCACCAATATGTTTGACCTGCCGCGCGTCCAGCACGAAGCCTATGTGCGCGGCTTCTACGAACTTGTGCTGTACCTGGAGGAACACAAGGGCGAGTACAGCCGCTTTATCCTGACGGGCGAAGCGGACATGGAATAAATTAAAATCAGCGATAACAAATAGAAACAGGGCTTCTCATGGAGGCTCTTTTCTTTTGCCCAAAAAAGGAGGCGGTACCTATGCGCAAACTGAAAAAATACAGGCCGACCTCCTTCATGGCGGAAGGCTCTTACTATGATAAGGCTGCCGCCGATTACGCCGTTTCTTTTATCCAGGCCCTCTCCCACACCAAAGGCGCCTGGGCGGGGAAGCCCTTTGAGCTGATTGACTGGCAGGAGCAGATTGTCCGCGACCTTTTCGGCATCCTTAAACCCAACGGCTGCAGGCAGTTCAACACAGCGTACGTGGAGATCCCCAAAAAACAGGGCAAGTCTGAACTGGCCGCCGCCATCGCCCTGCTGTTAACCTGCGGCGACGGCGAGGAGCGTGCCGAGGTGTACGGCTGCGCCGCCGACCGCCAGCAGGCCTCCATCGTGTTCGAGGTGGCTGCCGATATGGTGCGGATGTGCCCGGCGCTGTCCCGGCGAGTGAAATTGCTTGCGTCCACCAAGCGCCTGGTATACCTGCCGACCAACAGCTTCTACCAGGTGCTGAGCGCGGAGGCCTACTCCAAGCACGGTTTCAACATCCACGGCGTTGTGTTCGACGAGTTGCATACCCAGCCTAACCGCAAGCTCTTTGACGTAATGACCAAAGGATCCGGTGACGCAAGGCGGCAGCCGCTGTACTTCCTGATCACCACGGCGGGAACGGACAACCAGAGCATCTGCTACGAGACGCACCAGAAGGCCAAAGATATCCTCGAAGGCAGGAAGCGCGACCCCACCTTCTATCCCGTGATCTACGGGGCGAAGGAGGACGACGACTGGACTGACCCCAAGGTATGGAAGAAGGTTAACCCAAGTTTAGGCATTACGGTGGGCATCGACAAAGTGAGGGCTGCCTGTGAAAGCGCGAAACAGAACCCCGCCGAGGAGAACAGCTTCCGGCAGCTGCGCCTGAATCAATGGGTAAAGCAGGCCGTCCGTTGGATGCCGATGGCGAAATGGGATGCCTGCGCCTTCCCGGTGGATGCGGCGAGTCTCGAAGGCCGGGTCTGCTACGGCGGGCTTGACCTCTCCTCCACCACCGACATTACCGCCTTTGTGCTGGTGTTCCCGCCGATGGATGAGGACGACAAATACAGCGTCCTCCCCCTCTTCTGGATGCCGGAGAACAATATCGGCCTGCGGGTGCGGCGCGACCATGTGCAGTACGACCTCTGGGAGAAGCAGGGATATTTGCTGACCACCGAAGGCAACGTGGTGCATTACGGCTTCATTGAGCGGTTCATTGAAAACTTAGGCGAAAAGTACAACATCCGCGAAATCGCCTTTGACCGCTGGGGCGCGGTGCAGATGGTGCAGAACCTTGAGGGGCTGGGCTTTACTGTCGTCCCCTTCGGGCAGGGCTTTAAGGATATGTCCCCGCCTACCAAGGAGCTGATGAAGCTGACGCTGGAGGAGAAAATCGCCCACGGCGGCCATCCTGTCCTGCGCTGGATGATGGACAATATCTTCATTCGCACCGATCCCGCCGGCAACATCAAACCGGACAAAGAAAAATCCACGGAACGAATCGACGGCGCGGTGGCGACGATTATGGCGCTTGACCGCGCCCTGCGCTGCGGTTCCGGCGATGGCGGCGCTTCAGTCTATGATGAGAGGGGGTTATTGATCCTATGAGTATATTCTCCCGGCTGTTCCGAACGCGGGATAGGCCGCAAAACCGCGTGGGCAGCGGGTTCTCCTTCCTGTTCGGCGGTACCGCCAGCGGCAAGATGGTCAACGAGCGGACGGCAATGCAGGCCACGGCAGTGTATGCCTGCGTCCGCATACTGGCCGAAGCCATCGCCGGGCTGCCGCTTCGCGTATACCGCTACAAAGCCGATGGCGGCAAGGAGAAAGCTGTGGGGCACCGGCTGTACTACCTCCTCCATAACGAACCAAACCCGGAGATGACTTCATTTGTGTTCAGGGAAACGCTGATGAGCCATCTTCTGCTTTGGGGCAACGCCTACGCGCAGATCATCCGGGACGGGCGCGGCCAGGTAATGGCCCTCTACCCCCTGCTGCCCAACAAGATGGATGTGGCGCGAGCCGCAAACGGCGAACTGACCTATACCTACCGCCGTGATGCCGAGGAAAGCCGGATCAACCCTGACAGCGGGACGGTGACGCTGCGCCGGGACGAGGTCTTGCATATCCCCGGCCTTGGCTTTGACGGGCTGATCGGCTACTCGCCCATCGCCATTGCCAAGAACGCCATCGGCATGGCCATGGCCACGGAGGAGTACGGCGCTTCCTTCTTCGCCAACGGAGCCAATCCGGGCGGCGTGCTGGAGCATCCGGGCGTGGTCAAAGACCCCAAAAGGGTGCGGGAAAGCTGGAACGCGGTCTATCAGGGCAGCGGCAACGCCCACCGCATCGCCGTGCTGGAAGAGGGCATGAAATTCCAGGCCATCGGCATCCCGCCGGAACAGGCGCAGTTTCTGGAGACACGCAAATTCCAGATCAATGAGATCGCCCGCATTTTCCGGATACCTCCGCACATGATAGGCGACCTTGAGAAGTCCAGCTTTTCCAACATCGAGCAGCAGTCGCTGGAATTCGTCAAGTACACCCTCGACCCGTGGGTGGTGCGCTGGGAGCAGGCTTTGCAGCAGTCCCTCCTCCTGCCTTCGGAAAAGCCCCGCTACTTTGTGCGGTTCAATGTGGACGGGCTGCTGCGGGGCGACTACCAAAGCCGCATGACCGGTTACGCCACAGGACGGCAGAACGGCTGGCTGTCGGCGAACGATATCCGCGAACTTGAGGACATGAACCGCATTCCCGCCGAGGAGGGCGGCGATTTGTATCTGGTCAACGGCAATATGACGAAGCTGGCTGACGCGGGCGCGTTTGCCAACCATCAACCGAAGGAGGTCAGTACATGAGGAAATTCTGGAACTGGGTGCGCAATTCGGACGAAGAGCGCACCCTCTATCTTAACGGCCCCATCGCCGAGGAATCCTGGTGGGGCGACGAGGTGACGCCCAAGCTGTTTAAAGGCGAGCTGCTGTCTGGCGCGGGCGACATCACGGTGTGGATCAACTCTCCTGGCGGTGATGTTTTCGCGGCGGCGCAGATTTACAACATGCTCATGGACTATGCCGGGCAGGTCACCGTCAAGATTGACGGCCTGGCCGCCAGTGCCGCTTCAGTTATCGCCATGGTCGGCGGCGAGGTATATATGTCCCCTGTCTCCATGTTGATGATCCATAACCCCAGCACCATCGCCATCGGCGACAGCGAGGAGATGCTGCGGGCCAAGGCGCTGCTGGACGAGGTCAAGGAGAGCATCATCAACGCTTATGAACTGAAATCCGGCCTTTCAAGGGTGAAACTCTCCCACCTGATGGACGCGGAAACCTGGATGAACGCGAAAAAGGCTGTGGAACTCGGCTTTGCGGACAAGATCCTGTTCACATCCGGCGAGGAACCGCTAGACTCAGGAGAAGGCCTGATCTTCAGCCGCATGGCGGTCGCCAACTCCCTGCTTGGGAAAATCCCCAAGGCCAAACCAAAAACGGGTACCCCCATCGAGTCGCTGGATAAGCGGCTCTCATTAATTTCCCACTAAATTTTAAGGAGGACAAACACAATGAGCAAAATCCTGGAACTGCGCGAAAAGCGCGCCAAGGCGTGGGAAGCCGCCAAGGCTTACCTTGACAGCAAGCGGGGCGGCGACGGGCTTTTGTCCGCGGAAGATACCGCCGCCTACGAGAAGATGGAGGGCGATGTGGTGGCGCTGGGCAGGGAAATCGAACGGTTGGAGCGCCAAGCCGCCCTTGACGCGGAGCTCTCCCAGCCGACCAATAACCCCATCACCAACAAGCCGTCTGCCCACGGCGAGGCCAAAAGCGGCCGGGCCGCCGCCGAGTATAAGCGGGCCTTCTGGAACGCCATGCGCGGCAAGCGCACTGCCGATATCCAAAACGCGCTGCAGGTAGGCGAGGATACCGAGGGCGGCTACCTGGTGCCCGACGAGTTTGAGCGCACCCTGGTGAAGTCGCTTGAGGAAGAAAACATCTTCCGGCAGCTGGCCAATGTCATTACCACCTCCAGCGGCGACCGCAAGATCCCCGTGGTGGCAAGCAAAGGCACCGCCTCCTGGGTGGATGAGGAGGGGCAAATCCCCGAGAGCGACGACAGCTTCGGACAGGTGTCCATCGGCGCTTTCAAGCTGGCCACCATGATTAAGGTCAGCGAGGAGCTGTTAAACGACAGCGTCTTCAATCTGGAAAGCTACATTGCCCGGGAGTTTGCCCGCCGCATCGGCGCCAAGGAAGAGGAAGCCTTCTTTGTGGGCGACGGCCTTGGCAAACCCACCGGCATCCTTGCCGCCACTGGCGGCGGGCAGGTTGGGGTAACCACGGCCGCCGCGGCAGCCATCACCTTGGACGAAATACTGGACCTGTTCTACAGCCTCAAGTCCCCTTACCGCAAAAAAGCAGTCTTTGTCATGAACGACGCCACGGTCAAGGCCATCCGCAAGCTCAAAGACAGCACTGGCCAGTACCTCTGGCAGCCGTCCATCAAGGAAGCGACACCCGATACCATCCTTAACCGTCCCCTCTATACCTCGGCCTATGTGCCGGTAATCGAGGCGGGGGCCAAGACCGTGGTGTTCGGCGACTTCGGCTACTACTGGGTGGCTGACCGCCAGGGCCGGGTGTTCAAGCGGCTAAGCGAGCTGTTCGCCCCCACCGGGCAGGTAGGCTTCATCGCCACCCAGCGGGTGGACGGCAAGCTGGTGCTGCCGGAGGCCATCAAGATATTGCAGCAAAAAGCGTAGTTTTATCTTACGGCAGGCAGTCCTAAACGGCTGCCTGCCAGTTTTGGAAAGGGGGGCGGGCGCGGTGGTGGTCACACTTCATGATACTAAAGCGTGGCTGAGAGTTGACGGTGAGTCTGAGGACGCGCTCATCGAAAGCCTGATCGAAGCGGCGGCGGAGCTGGTGGAAGGCATCCTCCGCTTCCCTCTAAGCGAGTTTGCGGGAAGCGTGCCCGAGCCGGTTAAGCACGCCGTCTATTACGCCGTGGCCAAGCTTTTTGAGGAGCGAAACGACTTGAAACACGACGAGCTGACCCAGGTGCTCAAGGCCCTGCTCTTCTCCTACCGAAAGGCGGAGTGGTGATGAAGATCGGGAAACTACGGCACCGGGTCAGGATTCAGGCATATACCGCCGGCAGAGACAGCTTTGGCGCGGAGGAACCCGCGTGGACGGACGTGGCCACGGTCTGGGCCAATATTACGCCGGTTTCGGGCAAGGAGTACTTCGCTTCCGCCCAAACCAACGCGGAGGTTTCCACAAAGGTCACCATGCGCTATCGCAGCGGGATCACGCCGAAAATGCGCGTCGTCTTTGGCGCGCGTATTTTTGAGATTATCTCCGCGCTGAATTTTGAGGAGCGCGGCGTCGAGCTCAACCTCATGTGCAAGGAGAGTGTCCCGGATGGCTAAACGGCTGCGGGTAAAAAAACTAAAAACACACATTGAAGGTATGGATGAAGTCATAAAGCTCGTGGGGCAGCTGGGAGACGCGGCGGCGGAGGCGCTGGACAAAGCCTCAGGGGCCGGGGCCGAAATTGTGCTGGCGGCAGCCAAGCAAAAAGCGCCGGTGGATACCGGGCTTTTACGGGACAGCTTAACGCTTAAAAAAAGCAAGGTGCGCAAGCCCAATATCAAAAGCGAGCATGTGGTGACCAGGGGAAAAGGGGCGGATCATTTCGCCCCGGTGGAGCTGGGGACATCCAAAATGAAGGCCCAGCCCTTTCTTCGCCCGGCTATTGACGAGAACAAAAAGAGCGTCGCTAAGGCGGTAAACGACGAGCTGCTAAAAGCCATCGGGAGGGTGAGATGATGAGATTGGAGGAAGCGGTCAGCGGCTATCTGCAGCCAAAACTAAAGGGCGCCCTCTACCCATTCCTCTTGCCGCAAAAGCGCGATCTTCCGGCCGTGGCCTATTTCCCCGTCTCGGTAGAGCGGCTGCACAGCCTGACAGCGGACACCGGCTTTGTGAAGCAGCGGCTGCAGTTTAGCTGCTTTGCCAAGTCATACAAACAGGCGGCGGAGACGGCTAAGACCATCCAAGGGGCGCTGCAGGACTTCACCGGAGCGATGAACGGCGTAACCATCGGCGCTGTCTTGCTCCTGGATGAAGTGTCCGACTATGAACAGGATACGGGGCTTTATTCCGTATCCTTAGAATTTGAATTTCAGTTTGAGGAGGTTTAAACCATGGCTATAGCAGGTAAAAGCGGCAAACTGGGGCTGGGCGCAAGCGCCGTCATGGATATCAGCAGCTGGTCGTTGGAGCTGGGCGCGGATACGCTTGACGTAACGGCCCTGGGCGACGACTGGAAGAAATTCATCGCCGGCTTAAGGGAATGGTCGGCATCGGCCGAAGGCTTCTACTCGGTGCATACGGACGCCACCGGCCAGAGGGTGCTGCAGGAGGCGTATTTAAGCGGCGCGGAAGTCTCGCTCAGGCTCTATATCAACGCCACAAACTATTATTCCGGCAGCGCCCATATCTCCGGCCTGTCCGTGGAGGACCCGGTGGACGACACGGTCAGTATCTCCTTTGAGTTCCAGGGCACCGGCGCGCTGGAATACAACTAAGGCGGTGAAGAATCATGCCTTTAGCTGGCAAAGTTGGCGCGGTGTTCCTGCAGACGGAGGCTGAGCCGGTGGCCTTTATCAAGGAAAGCGCCGCGGGGAATCTACAGAGAACTGTTTATACCATTGAAAATGAGGCGTGCAGGTATCTGGACAAAAACGCGCCCGTTGTGGTGTATGTCAACGATATGGTGGTCAGCGGCGGATTTACCGTAGAGCATTTGGGCGGCGTGGTCCGGTTTTTAACGCCCTTGCTTGAAGGAGACACGGTGACGGTCAGCGGCAAAAGCGTCAAGGTTGATCAGGCGGGCGGCTTCTTCAACTGGAGCGCCGAGCTGGCGGCAGATACGGCGGAGGTAACCACCTTTGCGAGCGACGGCTGGAAGGAGTACCTGCCCGCCGTAAAGGGCTTTGCGGCCTCCGCGGAGAGCTACTGGGCGGACGGGCGCTTGTCGGAAAGGCTCGGCCGGGAAATCATCGTGGCCCTGTATTTGGATGCAGGGCCAGGCAAAAAACGCTATGAGGGCTACGCGGTAATCGCAAGCGACAGCATTGAATTAGCCGCCGACGATGTGGTCAATGAGGGCATCGAGTTTGAGGGCAGCGGCAATCTGTATTACAGGGAGGACTGAGGGCATGAAACCAGGCGTCACCATAGAGCTGGACAAACCGAGGACGCTCCGCTACGGCATAAACGCGCTGATCAAGATCGAGGAGCTGACGGGCAAAAACCTGGCAAAGCTTGACCTCGACAATATCTCGGTGAAAGACCTGCGGACAATTGTCTACGCCGGTCTTTTTCATGAGGACAAAGAGCTGACCCCGGAAAAGTGCGCGGACTTAATTGACGAGTACAGCGACATCACCACGGTGGCCGGGAAACTGGGCGAAGCGATGACGCTGGCCTTCGGCGCGCAGCCGGGAAACCCACAGGCGGTGGAAACAGCCGGGAAATAGGCTTTGCTGAGCTGTTCTCCGCCGCCGTAAAGAGACTAAAAATGCACCCGGCCCAAGTCTGGGAGTTGACCCCCTTTGAGCTGGGGCTTTTCTTTGAGGGCCACGCCGAGGAAAAAGCGGAGCGAAGGCAAGAGCTCATCTACCTGGCTTGGCACATCGAAGCCTTCGCCAGGCAGAAGCGGCTGCCTAGCCTAAAGAAAATGCTCAAAGACAGCGGGAGAAAAAAGGCCGCCCCAAGCCGCCTTTCCACGGAGCAGCTGATCGGAATCGCGCGGAGCAAAGGGCTTAAAGTCCCGGCGAAATGGAGGTGATGGGATGGCGGTACTGCGCAATGTAGTCGTGAAAATCGGCGCGGATATCTCCGAGCTGCAAAAAAGCTTAAACGAGGCGTCCAAAACCCTGGATAAGGCGGGCGAAACCCTCACCTCCATCGGCGGGACGCTCACAACAGGGCTGACCCTTCCCATCGCGGCCGCGACGGCGGGAATCTTAAAGCTGGGAACGGATTTTGACGACGCTTTCGACAAGATCCGCGTCGGCACCGGCGCTACCGGCGAGGCCCTGGCAGGCTTGCAGGACGATTTCCGGGCGGTCTACTCCACTGTTCCCGCAGGGATGGCCGAGGTGAGCACCGCCATCGCCGATCTGAACACCAGGACGGGCCTGGCCGGGAAACCGTTGCGGGAGCTGTCCACGCAGATGCTCAACCTCTCCCGCATTACCGGTGAGGAGCTCTCCGGCATGATCGCCGGCTCCTCCCGCCTGTTCGGCGACTGGAGCATAGCGGCGGACGATACCGCAGGCACGATGGATTACCTTTTCAAGGTATCCCAGAGCACCGGCATCGGCTTTAACGATCTCAACGCCAAGCTGGTGCAATTTGGCGCGCCGCTGCGGCAGATGGGCTTTGACCTGGAGACGGCGGCGGCCATGCTGGGGAAGTTTGAAAAAGAAGGGGTCAACACCGAGCTGGTCCTGGGCGGCCTGCGCATCGCGCTGGGCAAAATGGCCAAAGCGGGCATTACGGACACCAAGGCGGCGCTGGAAGAAGTCACCAAAAGGATCAAGGAAGCAGGCTCCACCGGCGAGGCCAACGCCATCGCCCTGGAGATGTTCGGCGCCCGTATCGGCCCGGATATGGCGGCGGCCATCAGAGAAGGCCGCTTTGAGCTCTCAGAGCTGGTATCCGCTTTAAAGACCAGCGGGGAAACGATTAACGGCGCGGCCTTTGAGACGATGGACTTCGCGGAGCAGCTTGCCGTGATGCGGAACAAGGCGGCCGTGGCCCTGGAGCCGCTGGGGACTTCATTGATGCAGGCCGTCAACTCCGCCATGCCCGCCATTGAAGGGCTGATTGGCAAACTCAGCGCTTTGGTGGACTGGTTCGCGAACCTAAGCGGCGGCTCGCAGAAGCTGATCCTCTCATTTCTTGGCATCGCCGCCGCCATCGGGCCGCTGCTTACACTGGTGGGCACACTCGCAAACGGCGTCAGCTCCGCAGTTAAGGCGGTAAAATGGCTGGCCGACGCCAAGAACCTGGCCGCGCTCAAGACCCATGCCCTGGTCGCGGCGCAAAAAGTAGCGGCGGTGGCGCAAAAGGTCCTGAACGCGGTGATGGCGGCCAACCCCATCGGGCTTGTGATCGTGGCCATAGCGGCGCTGGTGGCCATCATTATCCATCTGTGGAAGACCAACGAGGGTTTCAGAAGCGCGGTGATCGCCGTATGGAATAGCATTAAAATCGCAGCCTCGAATATGGCCGCCGGGATTAAAAGCGCCTTTGACAACATCAGAAACTGGATCAGCGGCCTTGTGGCAAGCGGGGTGCGCTTGGCCGAGAACCTGGCAGGCGGCATCACGCGGGCGCTGGGCGCTTTGGCGGGCAATATCCGAAGCGCCCTGAACCAGGCGCTCTCCATAGTCACGGGCCTAGGCAAGAGCTTTTTTGACGCCGGGCGCAACCTGATCGCCAGTATCGCCGGCGGCATCACCAGCGCCGCCGCCAGGGTCGCCGACAGCGTCAAAAGCGTCGTGGCCCGGGTCAGGTCTTTCCTGCCCTTTTCCCCGGCTAAGGAAGGCCCGCTGAAGGATTTGGACAAGTTGGATTTCAGCGGCCCGCTGATCGAGAGCATCAAAACAGCTATCCCCAAGGCGGAGCGGATGCTTGGCAGCCTGCTGGAAGTAAGCCTTCCCGCGTTGACGCTGCCGCCGGAACCGCCAGCGCAGCCGGTAGCGGCGGGAGCATACGGCCAGAGCGGCCCGCTGGTGGTGGTGGAGAATATGACCGTGCGCGCGGAAACGGATATCGAGGAGATCAGCCGCAGGCTGTACCGCTATATTGAGGCGGCTAACCGGGGGAGGGGGAGACTGTAATGGGGCATTTCTCGTTTGCCGGAGAACACTGCGGCAGCTACTCCGTTTATCTCCTGCGCTCCCCGCTCTCCCTTTTTCCGGGGGTGCGGGAAAAGGTGATCGTCATGCCGGGCAGGCATGGCGTCTTCAGGATGCCGCCCGACTTTGAAACTCATGTGCTCAGCCTGGACTGCTGGCTTAAAATCGCGTCATATGGGGAGCTCTATCAGCAGCTGGACCGGCTGCGCTCCTGGCTAAACCCGATGCGGGGAGCGCAGCGGCTGGTCTTTGACGACTCGCCGGACAGGTACTATCTGGCCACCTGGGCGGATACAGATCTGCAAATGCAGGTGACGGCAAGCCAGGGGCTGTTTACGCTGCGGATGGTCTGCGACGACCCCTTCGCCTACGACCTCGCGCCGGATGAGCTGCTCATAACGACAAGCCCCTACACCCACTATCAAAGGGGGACGGCGCCGTCAGACCCCCTCTTTTTGCTGCGGGGCATATCGGGCGGGGGCAGCCAGTTTCTGACGGTCAGAGTCAATGAGGAGCAGTTCACCTACCGGGGAGCGCTCTCCGCGGGGGAGCGGCTGGAGGTGGATGGCCGGCAAAAGACAGCCGTTCTCGCGCGGGGGAAAGCCAGGGAAAAAGCCTTGCACCTGCTGGAGCGGCCAAGCTTCCCCCAGCTCACGCCGGGGGCCAACACCATTCAAGTGGTCGCGGCAGGTGGCGCTTCCTGGTCAAACTTAGAGATAAGCTGCCGCAACCGCTGGCTGTAAAGGAGGGATACCGTGGCTAAGACGCCATTCAAAAGAGTAGCAAGCAGGGAGATCTACGGGGCGGACATCTCCGGGCTGCAGGACGCGGTCAACAAACTGGAAACAGTGCTGGAGATGGACGTGGCCAGTATCGAAAACCATACGCTTTCCCCTGTGGAAGACCAGCCGGAGGAAGCTCTGCACCGGCGGATCTATGAGGGGGATATGCGCAACTGGCTGGAAAGCCCCGCGCCTGTGGTCAGGCGTAGCGGCGAAACCGTTCCCGCGGGGGAATATATTCTGTACGCCGCCCAGGGGATGGTCGTCTTTCATGAACAACAGCCCTCTGGCGTCACTATCGCTGCGGATTTTTCTTATGTGCACTCTACCTCGCCCTTTAGCGGCCACGTGGGCGCGGGCGGCACAGCACATACTGCCGCGACGGCTGAAGCGGCCGGGTTTATGGCGGCGGGCGACAAGCTACGCCTGGACGCGCTGGATTATCAGCGTTACCGGCGGCTCGGGCTGTACCACGCCGGTATCACCGCTGCCGGTATGGCCCCTTTGACCACTTCGGCCAACAACATTGACCTGCTGCCGTTTTATGTGCCGGCCGCCCAGTCTTTCGACCGCGTCGCCGTCAACGTCACTACCGCCGCCGCGGGCAACGCGCGGCTCGGGGTATACGCCGACAGCGGCGCGGTCTATCCGGGCGCGCTGATCCTTGACGCCGGGGTAGTGACCACGGGCACGACGGGCATCAGGTGGCTGGATGCGAATTTAACGCTCCTGCCCGGCCTTTATTGGCTGGCGCGACTGCAGGACGCTACGCCGAGCCTGCAGGGCCTGGCCAGCACGGGCATGCTGGCGCTGGGCAGCGAGGACTTGGGGGCGACCTGGATCACCGGCTACCGGCTGGCCAGGGTCTACGCTGACGGCTTCCCCGCCGCCTTTCCATTAGGCGCGGCGCAGATCACCGGGGCCAGGCCCGCTGTCTTCCTAAGGAGGGCGTAGCAGTGTATAACAGCGGCGGGCGGTATAACACAGGGCAACTTTACAACCGCATCCTTCTCCCCTGGCACCCGGTCTCCTGGTATGACCGGCTGGGCTTCGCCGTGCCTGTCGTCGTCAACAAGCAGCTGGAGCCGGTCGCCCTCCTGCACGACGCCTATGAGATCATCGTGCACCAGACCCTGGGCAGCGAAGACCGGCTGGAGTTCAAGCTGCCGGTAAAGCCCGGCGCGGAAGCACTGGAGACCGGCATGATGCTTGACCTTGCGGGGAGCGTTTACCGGGCGATGGTGCTCGCCAACGAGGAGGGCGACTCGGGGGCCAGGTACTGGCAGGTTGAAGCCTGGGCGCTGTGGTACGATTTGCTGAAAGCTCCGGACGCGCCCGCGCGGGAATGGGAAAACGCCGTAGCGGCGGATGTGCTTGCCTACCTCTTATCAGGCACAGGCTGGCAGGCGGGGGACGCTCCTGCCTCCTTCATCCGGCCCTTCGTTTTCCGGGGCGGCTGCAACCGTTTGGAGGCGCTGCGGGAGATGGAGCGCCTCTTTCAAGTGGAGCTGGGTTTTCAGACAAAACAAAAAACGGTGTCCCTCCGGGACGCCGCGGGGGAAGAACGCAACGTTTTCTTTTTAAGGGGGAAAAACCTGCGCCGGGCCCAGGAGGAAAGAAACGTCATCGAGCAGGCGACCAGGGTTTATCCCCGGGGCAAGGGCGGCCTGACTATCGCCACGGTGAACAGCGGCATCCCCTATCTGGAGGTGGAGAGCGGCTACGATCCCCCTCCTTCCGTAGTTTTGACGGCGGAGGAATTCACCGACCCCAACCAGCTGAAAGAATATGCCCAGGCGTTTCTTTCCGCCGTCAGCCAGGCGCAGGTAAGCTACGAGTGCGGCATTGTCGACCTCTCCGCCCTGCCGGGTTATGAGGGGGAAAAAGTCAGCCTGGGGGACGTGGTGACGGTTTACGACGAGGACTCCGGCATACACGTCAAGACAAGGGTCGTGCGCATGCGCTATTTTGTGGAGGAGCCCTGGCGGAGCGAAATCGAGCTGGCCGCCGTCCGCAAAGACCTCTCGGAGACGCTCAGCCAGGTTAAGCACTCCGTGGCTTTGTTTGATACGGCGGATATGGTGGACAAAAAAGATATCGAGCAACTCTCCGTCTTTAACCTGCTTCTAAACTCCCGGGCGGAGAGCGGTACCGCTTACTGGATAAACGACGGTTGGACGGTGGATGGCACGCAAGGCTATTCAGGCGGCGCGTCTTTCAAAGCTGTGGGCGCGCTGGGCGTATCCAAAACGCTGACGCAGACCGTGCATCCCGCCCACCGGGACAGCTATGTGTTAAGCCTGCGGGCGGCCCTGGAAAATATCCGGCTGGGGCCAAACGGCAGGGTCGGGGTTGAGGTGGTTATCCATTACGAGGACGGCAGCAGCGAAACGCGGTTTGTTTCGCTGGTCCTTGAGTAAGGAGTTGTGCGCCATGGCAGTTTTTGAGCCTTATGTGCAGTCTGTGTCCCCAAGCAAAAAAGTTGATAGAATCGAAGTGCGCCTTTGCCTGGAGGACGCCAGCGGCCAGGTAAACGTCGCCGACATCGTACTGCAGGGCGGCAGGCTGGCTACACTGTGGAACGGCCACCCCGCGGAGCTTCGCTTCTCCTTTGAGTAGGTGAACAGATGAAGCGCTATTTGTTTCGTTTCGCGCCGGAAGAGGGAAAGCGGGTGGCCAGTATCCGGGCCCAAGCGGTAATCTCTGACGCCGCGGGCTCTTTTTTCTTTACCGACGTGATGCTCCAGGAAGGAAAGCATTTAACCGGCTACTCCCAGAATACCAAGGAGATGCTGCAAAAACTGCGGGAAAACGGCAGCCCGTCCCCGCCAAAGCACTACAACGCCGTGGTGCGGGGCGCTAAAACCCTGATCGTCCCCAACCGCGGCTTCTACTGGGCGGTGGAGCCGGGGGCGGTAATCGTGCCCACGGCCTTGGACTTTCGCCTAATGGCAAAGGATAACTTAAGCAAAGGCATCGCCTTGGGGCAGGACATGCTGACCAGGCTTTTTTATTTCCCGCAAGCGCTGGCGAGCAACCAGGAGTTAGCGGTTATCGGCACTGAGCGGCAAGTACTGCAAAACGGCAGCCCCGTTCATTTTAAAGGCCGGTTCCTCTATGCCACTTGGGGGAATCCCCGCTTCCCTGTTACTCTGCTGGGGCTGGACGCGGGACTGGCGGCTTTGCGGCCGGAACCTTCGGCCATGGTGCTCGTCACACTGCAGGAATGGCAACTGGCGGAAGGGGGGAAACGGATATGAGCATGAGACAAGCAGGCCGGGGGTTTATGACCTGGTCTTTCTTAAAGACCACCCGGGCCAGGCAGGAGTGGCGCGATTACGGCGACAGGCTGACCCATATGGGGCTGTTTGATTTTCTGGTGCCCGACAACACCGGGCGGATTACCGGCGTTATCCCCGCCGCCGATTTGGAAAGGGTAGCGCGCTGGCCGCATATCACCCACCTGCTGACGGTCAGAAACGACGGCATCCTTTCCCGCTTTCGGGCCATCGTGGAGAACACAGGCGGGGCGCAGGACATGTTTATCAGCGAGCTGCACCGCATTCTGGATATGTACCCTTTCGCCGCCGGGGTGGATATCGACCTGGAAAAAGGGCCGAGCGACAATCCGGACGGCGTGGTGGCCCTGGCGAAGAGGATCTACGATAGCATCAAGAGCCGCCCGATTCAACACTATGTGCATTGGGACTTGCCTCCCATGACCGGGGACGGCGCGCCGTCCTGGGAGCGCTGGTGCGATTACCGCCGGATGGAGCCATATTTTGATACCTGCGTGATTATGAGCTACGCCTTTGCCTGGGCGGGCAGCGCTCCCGGGCCCATCAGCCCGGTGTGGTGGATGGAGGAGATCTATGACTACGCGGTAACGCGGATACCGAAGGAGAAAATCTTTCTCGGCATCCCCGGCTTCGGCTTCAACTGGCGCATTGATAGGCGGCCTGTCCCGGGCGCTTACCGGGGCAGCGGCGGCACCTTCCTCGCCTGGCTAGGCTGGCAGCAAGGGGATTTTACTTTTCATGAGCTGCAGCCGCGCCTCCCCTTTGCCGGGTTTCTGGACGAGGACAGCCAAAGCCCGTACCTTCTCCTGCATATCTACGATTACCAGGAAGGCATGGACGCGGCGCTGGTTACAAGCCCCATCTTTAAGGTTTCCGGCCAGGCGGGCCGGGTCAGGCGGAACTACCTGGTCGCCTATGAAAAAGAGCCGCGCTATGAGTTTGCCGGGCAGGTCGCGGACAGGACAGGCAGCGGCTTTGACGAGGTTTCCGGCGCTATGACGGTAGGCAGCGGCTGGATTTCCCCCAGGGCGCCCCAGCTTCTCCCCGTCCCGCCGGGTTCGCCTCCCGGGACTCAACCGGTGCTGGAAGAAGAGGGCCTGGCCCTTTTTTCTTTTTCCGTCCCCCAGGCGGGGGAATATGACCTGGCGGCGAGGGTGAATTGCCCCTGGTGGAACCGTCAGGTTTTGCAGCTGCGGCTAAACGGGGCACCGGTGCAAGTCGGGCCGTTTGATGATTGGTATCCCCTCCACCGTCGCACCCACTGGCTGAAGGCCGGGCGTTTTTATTTGTCTGCCGGAAGCCACACCTTAGAGGTACACGGCGCGGGCAGCCAGTATGGTACGCAGTTCTGGGGCTTTAGGGTCTGCTCGCAGTTTAATTTTAGCATGACCGGCGGCGAGGCGGAATTTACCCTCACCCCAAGGAGGCTAAAAGATATCGCCGGAAACTGGGTGCTGCCGGAGCGGTTTATCCTCACCGCTGAGGTGCTGCGAAGCGCTCCGGAGCACGCCTGGGTCTGGTATGACGACTTTAGGGACAACACGCTCGCCTTCTACAACCGCAGCGGCGGGACTTGGAGCATGGATACGGACCCGGCAAGGCGGGTGTTAATCCAGTCCGACCAGGCAAGCGCGGACGCCCAGGCGCAACTCTCCCACGACGGGTTTGGCGACCTGAACATCAGAGCCACGCTGCGCATGACGGCGGGGAGCGGCACCATGGGCGTGGTTTTCAAAGCCCAGGGAGTAAACGATCTGTATCTGTTTCTGCTGCGGCGCGGCACGCAGACGGCGGAGCTTTGGCAAAGGCAAGGCGGGATATGGACAAGGCTGCAGCCGGACGTGGCGCAGGGCGTGAGTTTAAACACTTGGTACACGCTGCGGGTGCGAAGTCGGGGAAACGAGCTGCACTGCTGGGTGGGGACAACCAGAGTGTTTAATTTGACGGCGGCTCTCCCCGTCTCCGGCGGCTTTGGGCTGCGCACCAGCGGCGCTACCTGTGAGTGCGGCCTGCTGGACGCGGGAGACCCTTATGTTTATGTACCGCAGGAGGCCCTTGACGTGACGTTGCCGGGCGGCCATGCCCAGACACTGGGGCGTATTCAGCGCAGCGGCGTGACATGGCTTGAATCGTGGGATTACTTCCGCTTTGAAGGCCCCGGGGAAGAACCGGCGACCAGGCAGGAAAGCGTCTCCACAGATTTTGACTATCTGCACACTGATTCTTTCGCGGCTTTTGACAGCGACAGGGCTGTTACCTTCCGGCTGCGCGACCGGGGGCTGTGGCTTACCCAGCTTTTCCTAGGGGACGCAAGGGGGTTCTCCATCGCCCACTACTCCGATGCGGAACATTTCGATATGTTGGCTAACCTGGCGAAGCACAGATGGAGGTTAAAAGGGGTCGGGTTGTGGGCGCTTGGGCACCAGGACCCGCTGGTATTCAATATCCGCGAGGAGGTGGTTTAAATGCCATAGTAGCAACACACAACAACCAGTAAATGGAAAAGGTGTTTAATGTAGTTTAAAAAAATTTTAGGAGGAATTGGAATGTGTAAGGAAATGTCTGATACCGAAACCTGTGTTGTGCAATATGATCACAAGTGGCTTAAAGACAAATCTGTTGACGCGGATGGAGAAAGCGTTAACATCCCTCAAATTGCTCATGATGTTCCTGAACCAATTGCAGGATTCGATGAGGTGCCTTGCACGGTTTGCGGCGGGCAGGGAGAAGGCGTCGTTAAGAGGATCCCGAAAGAACGCAGTGCCAAAGGAGGGGACAGATAATGGGTTGCGGAGTAAACCACCCTGTTCAGGTATATCGCCATACCGCCAGCCAAAACGTTAGGAACGCCAATGAGTATCACCTTGGAGACGGCAATGTAACCGGCACTCTCTTCCCTGGCTGCCTCTTTTGGTTCCCTGGAACGCAGGTGCCAGACACCGATACCGACGATTGTTTTTGGGAAGCGATGTTCGAGTGGTGGCGCGGAGATAGTCACGATAACTATTGGGGTTGGCGTGTCGGTGGATATTTCAACGAGGGCGTTCTGAGAGAATTCCGGTGGGCTGCGCGATTACGGCATTTAATGAGCAGCTGCCCAACTACTTTGCGCCATACGCAGCATTCATGGCATCCCTATGGCGATACTGCTTGCGGTCATGGTGCTTTTCAGTCCTGGCTTGAGGCGCGGTACTCCGGATTGCTCGCGTGGATTTCTGACCGTCTTCAAGCGCTCGGAAATCCCACCCAAAATTTTGCCAGTCGCGTTGTTAATAACGTGACTTACTTTGGGGTGAGAGTCTTGTATTCAGCTTCGTTGAAAGACATCAACGGAGTGCATGAACGATGGCTTGCCAGAAATAACTGGGTGTGGTTCACATGGGGTGCTCCCCCGGTGACCGGTGCAACCCTACATGACCATATTCGCGTTCAGGCATGGAGTGTTTCCCGCACAGACCCGTTGACTATTGGCACTCGATTCATTGACGCAGACCTTAATTTTCCGACCGGAACCCAGGATTGGACATGGTATAACATCGCAACGATGCCAACTGGCGGGCCAACTTAAATTTAGGCAAAGGGGGCACGAATGTCTCGTGCCCCCTACTCCTATTCGATTCTGACTAACTGTGCATAGCCGAACCGGTCCCTTCCTACGTAGAAACGGCCAGCGAAGGAGCTCACATATTCAGATATCGCTGCTGGGGCTTCTCGGTCAACGTAATTGTGGTATATAAGAACCTGCCCGGGGGAAATCATATCCGGGTTCTTGATGCCGTTGCGCTCAAGGAAGCGTCCACGCTCAGCCAGCCAAAAACTCATGCTCATTCTGTACTGCTGAGGCAGCGCAGTGCCGATCCAGACTAAGCTATCTCCCGGTTGAACTACAATTTCCGTAGTGCTTGCGTGTACCCACACGTCATCGGGTCTGTTTTCCATCTCGACGTAGGCTATCTCGTGTTTGCCAGGTTCTATATAGTACTCAGCCGGGAACACACGCCTTCCATTTTTTATGATATACCAAAGGCCTGATTTTCTGTGTATAAACCGGTCATTTCCTTCATCATAAACAAAGTCCGGCAGCTGGACAGTTCTATTATAAGCGGGGTGCAGTTCTTGGGGAAGCTTATTTATATAATCATAGTCGAGCCTGAATATTTGTCGCTGCTCATCGTAAATCAGGTTGGTGTTTTCAAAATAGTCTATGGCATCACCGGAGTCCGATACAATTTTGACCCTACCTTGCGCGTCCTGCTTAATTCTCTGCTGTTGGGCTTGCGCAGTCTGCGCCTGCTCCGGGGGGCCGGACACGAATAGCGATATGGCGACAGCAAACAGAAGCGCTGCTATTGTAAATAATGCCGACCTTTTCATCGACATACCCCTCCCTTTAGCAGTTATTGTAACCTTAATTTGGGAGAGAGTAAAGCTAAATAACCGCAGCTACAAAGACGCTCTGCTGTATAAACGGCAAGCGTTTTTTATATGAGCAGGCACTGTGTGAATAACCAACAAAAACGGAGGTTTTGACAATGAAAGTATTCTGGAACTGGGTACAGGCGGCCTTTACCGCCATCGGCGGTTTTCTCGGCTGGTTTTTGGGCGGACTGGACGGATTTCTCTACGCCTTAATCGCCTTTATAGTAATTGACTATCTGACCGGCGTGATGCGTGCCATCATGGAGAAGAAACTATCCAGCGAGATCGGCGCCAGGGGCATCTTTAAAAAGGTGCTCATCTTTGTGCTGGTGGGCGTAGGGCATATCGTCGACAGCCAGGTGATTGGCGACGGCGGCGCGATCCGGACGGCGGTAATCTTCTTTTATTTGAGCAATGAAGGCATTTCCATCCTGGAGAACGCCGCGCGCGTGGGACTGCCCATCCCCGAGAAACTTAAGACGATTTTGGGACAGCTGGGCTCCCGCGATGACGAGGGGGCAGACAAATGAACCTGCGCACGTTAATTCTCACGAACAACGCCTGCTACAAAGCGGGCAGGACGATTACGCCAAGAGGCATCATGGTGCATTCCACCGGCGTGAACAACCCGTGGCTGCGGCGTTATGTCGGCCCGGACGACGGGCTGCTGGGCAGGAACCGGCATAACAACCACTGGAACCAGGACAGGCCGGACGGCAGGCAGGTGTGTGTCCATGCCTTTATCGGGAAGCTTGCTGACGGCTCGATTGCCACTTACCAGACTTTGCCCTGGAACCATCGCGGCTGGCACTGCGGCAGAGGCGTGAGAGGCTCCGGCAACGACACGCACATCTCATTTGAGATCTGCGAGGATAACCTGACCGACGCCGCCTATTTCAACGCCGTGTATAAGGAAGCCGCTGAACTGTGCGCTTTCCTCTGCAAGGAATACACCTTTGATCCAATGGCTGACGGCATTATCATCGGGCATTATAAAGGGCATAGGCGCGGCATCGCTTCAAACCACGCAGACCCCGGTCACTGGTTTCCAAGGCACGGGAAGTCGATGGACACCTTCCGAGCCGAGGTCAAGCGGCTGCTCACGTCGGGTGAAACGCCGAAACCACCCGCGCCAGCGCCCACCGAGCCGAAAAAGCTGTACCGCGTTCAGGTCGGGGCGTTCAGCTCCAAGGCAAATGCCGACGCGATGCTCGCCAAGGTAAAGGCGGCGGGGTTTGTCGACGCTTACATCAAAACCGAATAATTCGCACGTTCCGGTTGCCAACCGACCCCTCGCTGTCCTGTGGATGGTGAGGGGTTTTTTCCTTTTCCCCTCGGAATGGGAGGCGACCGTATGACCAACACGCAAAAACAACGAATCGCATATTTGCGCGGCAAAGGCGACAGCTACGCCGCTATCGCCGACGCGCTCGGCATATCCGAAAACACCGTCAAGTCCTACTGCCGCCGGAGCAATATCGGCATCGGTGAGAAAGCCGAACAAGCCGCCACTATGGACGCTTGCGCCAACTGCGGCCGCCCCCTGGAACATACGCCGGGGGCGAAGCGGAAGCGCTTCTGCTCCGACAAATGCCGTATGGTGTGGTGGAAGGCCCACCCCGAAGCCGTAAACCGCAAGGCAGTCTACCGTTTCGCCTGCCCGGCCTGCGGAGCGGAGTTCGAAAGCTATGGCAACGCCCGCCGCAAATACTGCTCCAGAGCTTGTTTCGGAGCGGCAAGGAGGGCTTCCGTATGAACAAGGAAGAAGTAATCCTCCGCTATAAGGCGGCTATGGCGGTGTTCAAGAATTGGTTTTTGGACGGCGTTATTACCGAAGCCGACCTGCTGGCAATTAATACAATGCTTGCTCAGAAATACGGTTTATCCTCGCGCAGTATATTCCTCGAAAAAGACTTGCTATGTAAGGAAAACAGAGTGATATATGGTACTGCGAAAGGAGGCCGTTATGGGCAGAAAGATAACGAAAATTGAACCTGCGGCGCAGATGCCAACCAGACGACGGGTCGCGGCGTATGCCCGCGTTTCCTGCGGGAAGGACGAAATGTAGATTATCAAATTAAAACAGAGTAAATTCTCAAATTAATTTAGGTCCATTTTACCAGATATTAGTGAAAAATTTCAAATTAAATCAGGACAGACAATTAAAATTTTCATATT